GTGCTGGAGCAGTTCAAGGTGGATGCGCAGGTCACCGGCTTCTCGCGCGGCCCGGCCGTCACCCGGTCTGTGCTTGAGCTGGGTCCCGCCGCGCGGGGCGGAGGCGGGGCTCTCGAGCCCAAGCTCCTCCTGCCTGACGAGATCAAGGCGCACTTCGCAGGCTGATATACCACACCGGGGGCTCAGAGACCTAGACTCCTGGGCCCTCGGTGCCTGCAATGCTTATAGTTTCTATCCCGGATCTCGACGGGTTCGACGAGGAGACAGGTACCTTTGTCTCCATGCCTGGCGGAGTCCTGCACCTGGAGCACAACCTGGTCGCGCTGTCAAAATGGGAGTCAATCACCCATAAACACCTCATTGGTAACGATAAAATCACCCCTGAGGAGATGGCGCTCTACATTAAGTGTATGATCACTGATGAAGAATACGACCCGTCGCTCCTGGATAGGATCCCCCCATCCGAGGTTGATCGTATCAGTGCCTATATGGCAGACACGATGACCGCAACCACCATCCGCGAGACGGGTGGAGAGTCTGGATCTGGAGAGTATACGTCCTCCGAACTCATCTATTACTGGATGATTGCTTGCCAGATCCCCTTCGAGTGTGAGACATGGCACATCAACCGACTACTCACACTCATTCGGGTCTGTAATCAAAAGAATCAGCCCGATAAGAAGATGTCCCAGTCCGAGATTATGGAACGGAACCGGGAACTCAACAGAGCCAGGCGAGCGAAGCTTGGCTCGAAGGGATAACAATGATCAGTCACGAAGACATTCCCGAGGAGGCGCTTGCTCCGCAGGCCCACATCGGCACTGATCCTATGGAAGACAAGGACATTCACGTGTCCCAGACTACTGAGGTGATGAAGTGAGCGTCGCAGATCAGGTACTCGCTCGCGCAGCAGCGAGGATTGGTTACTATGCACCAGACGACCCTCAGCCCGGATCTGAAGCTGGACGATACTGGGCAGCTCGAACTGGACAGCAGTGGCTTGCTGGACCATCCACCGATGTGTGGTGGTGCATGCTCTTCGTTAGCATGTGTCTGGACGAGTGCGGGCAGATTGACGCTATTGGAGGATTCTCCTTTAACACTGACTACACCGTCAACAAGGTCCGCCAGCACCCTGACGCTTACTTCGTATCGGTTTACGACGCCCAGCCTGGGGATGTCGTCATCTTCGACTGGGATGGCGGCGGCACGGACCACGTCGGGTTCGTCGAGAAGAACCTCGGAGGCGGCACTCTCCAGACGATCGAGGGAAACACCTCGTCTGGTAGCTATGGTTCGCAGTCTGCTGGAAATGGTGTTTGGCGTCGGGTCCGCAGCGAGTCGATCGCTTATGTGATTCGTCCTGCGTACACCGATTCTCCCAGCAACACTGCTCCCGCTGGCCCTGCTGACATCCGTGCGCTGCAGCGTGCAGTCCGGGCGACCCCCGACAATGTCGCCGGACCGAACACTCGCTCTCGTTGCTACGCTCTTGCCGCGGCTTCCGAGTGGGGCGGGAAGACCTTCCCCTTCGGCGTGGCATTCACGCAGTCCGTGGTCGGCACCGAGCAGGATGGCGTCTGGGGCGAGGCTTCTGAGGAAGCTCACGACGCTACTGTCGAGGCAGTTCAGGCTGCAGTCGGTGCTGAGGTTGATGGCGTCTACGGCGCCGAGACCAATACCAAGGTGAACGCCCTGCTCGACAGGGCCGAACAGCCGTAGGAGGCTCAAAATGGCAGCACCATACTGCACTATTACTGGTACTATCCCTGGTGGCCAGAACGGTAAGGCTACTGTACGTATTACTCCGGACGTTGATGGCGCGACTGCGACTCTCAACGGCACCGAGGTTTCTATGCGAGAGTACCTTGTTGTCTCCGACTCCGCCGGAGCCATCCGAGTTGAGATTCTCGCTCCTGGTAACGGTGTCAATCCTGGAGGAAACTGGACCCATACTGTTGAGATCAAGACTCCCGATGGTGTGACAAAGAAGCACGTCTCCCTCATCCAGGGTGAGACGATCGATATCGTTTCCGCCGCACCGGTTCGGAAGATCGCTCCGGACATCTTCTTTGGACCCGCATCACGACCCCTTCCTCTCCTGTCTGGTGGTAGTGGTGGGAGCGCTGGTCTCTCTACCGTTCTTGGCTCGCTTCCGCTTCAGCCTGGTCGAGTTGTTCCGACGGTTGGTTTCTTCGGGGATTCATGGTCTACTGAGGGTATGATGGGTCCCGGATTCAACCTTCCTGCCGCTGCTTCTCGACTTCTCGGATGTGTTCCGATGGTAAGCGCAGTTGATGGTAGTGGGTTTGCCCACTCTAAGGAGGGGAACCTCGGCTTCGAGGTCGACTCTCGGGTTAACGCGGTATGCGCGTCGTTGCCTAACCTGATTGTCACTGTTGGTTCTCTAAACAGCGACAAGGTTGTAGAGAACGGAGACACGAACGGTTCTAAGATTACAGAGGCGGTTCGGAACTTCGTCACGAAGGTTCGCACTAAGCTACCCAACGTTCCAATCATCATGGTTGGTCCAGAGCCCTCCTCTGTTAGTCGCCTCCAGTCTCGTGACGCCCACATTAACGTTAAGGCCCAAAAGGCCGGCGTCGAGGCTGCTGGTGGTGTCGCCAATGGCGTTGTCTTCATCGACTGGCTTGGTATCGCTGACAAGCAGGCGGTTCCTTTCCGTGAGGGTCGAGAGAATGCCGAGGGTGATGTCGTGGTCTATGGCGGTGTCGCTTATCGAGTGACTAAGGCTTGGACTGCTGGCTCCGGTGAGACCCCGCTCACTCCAGGGGCTCCGACGATTCAGGTTTCTGATGTTCTGTCTGGAACTGGTAACGAGGCTAACAAGCAGAATGACGGGACTCGTGACATTCTGCTGATGTCTGATGACACTCACCCCACTAAGGCTGGATCTACTGCATTCGGTTCGGCGCTGGCTATCCGAATCTCGGAAGGGTACAGGGCAATCGAGGGCTGGGCCCAGTCTAAGGGACCGGTGCTTCCTGCCACTAAGGTAGTGACACCTACGCCTGGACCAGCTCAGCCACCAGTACCTAATCCGGGTGGCACACCGGTTCCTCCCCCGCCTCATCCTAAGCCAGCTGGTCTCCCGATCATGGCCTGGCTTCCTGGAGGATGGGGGACTGAGAACCGAATCGCGTACAGCCTCGACGACATCAAGGCTGTGGCTGCCCTCAAGCCGGATCAGGTTGCACTCCCGATTCAGTCCACAGCTGATGCGAATGACTCTGCAGTAGCTATCCCTCAGAACTATGAGTCAGGCAAGGAGTTCAGTCAGTACGGGCTCGATACGATTCGAAATGCGGGTGTGAATACCGCTGGCATGATCGAGGCGCTGAATACTCTCGAAGCCCAGAACATCGCAGTACTCCCGAACGTTCGAACTGGAAAGGTGGATGCTGGAGCTCAGTGGTACCGTTCTTCCGACGGCAAGATCCTCCCGATCCTATTGAAGCGTACCGGTAAGCTATACTTCGCGATTCACTACCGTGGCCAGAATAAGCTCCGGGAGATCATGAAGACCGACTACGCTGGTCTTAAGCGTGTCTCGGACAACACCGATGGTGCTGCAGACTGGCAGATCTCCGCGGTCAAGGACGCCCAGCTCGGTGTTCTCCCGGCAAGCACTGGAGCAAACGCGTGGTCGGCTGCAAAGTCCGCTTTCCCCGAGGGTGTCTGGGTTCTTGTCGCCAATAAGGACGAGCAAGCCTCGGCAACCGCCGCAGCGAAGGCCGCTGGTGTCACCATTGTCGGCTGGGCCGTGCCCAATGCTGAGGCATTCGCTAAGCTGAAGGCCTGATCTAGGAGAATCATGATTACGATCGAGAGCCAGGGAGACTGGAAACTCACCAGGAATTGGTTTGACAGAATGACGAAGTTAGACCTGGCTCTGATCATGAATCAGTTCGGCAAGGAGGGGGTTTCTGCTCTCAAGGCGGCGACCCCCTCCAGGTCGGGCAAGACAGCGTCTAGCTGGAACTACGAAGTCACAAGAACCGGTAATAACTGGCAGATCACCTGGACAAACTCACACGTAAACAACGGCGTAAACATCGCCGTCATCTTGCAATATGGTCACGGCACTCGTAATGGCGGGTATGTCGTCGGCCGAGACTACATCAACCCCGCTATCAGGCCCGTATTCGACAAGATAGCGAAGAAGGCCTGGAAGGAGGTCACTAAGTAGTGGCTACTATTGACGAGCGGGTAGTCTCGCTCAAGATGAACAACAAGCAGTTCCTTTCTGCGATCAAGGAATCCGCGTCCAGTATGGACCGACTCAAGGAATCCTTGAAGATGCAGGGGGCTGCAGATGGTCTCTCTCGTATTGGAGAGATCGCTAAGAACACCACACTCGGTGATCTGGCCACCAAGGCCCTCGATATCGGCAAGAACATGACCGTCATGCAGGGTCTTGCCGTAACTGCGTTCGGCGGAATCGGTGTTGCGGCACTAAACGCGGGTCGAAGCGTGGTCTCTGGCTTCATCGGAACCATCAAAGATGGCTTTAATGAGTATGAGCTCAAAATGAGAGCAATTCAGACCATTATGGCCAACACAGTCGAGAAGGGAACCACTCTCGGCGAGGTTAAGACCTCTCTGGCCGAGCTGAACACCTATGCCGATAAGACGGTATACAGCTTCAGCGACATGACTCACGCCATTGGTCTGTTCACCGCAGCTGGTGTTGATCTTCAGACATCCGTGGCATCAATTAAGGGTCTGTCTAACCTCGCAGCGGCCTCGGGTTCAACTGCACAGCAGACAGCTACTGCGTACACCCAGCTCTCGCAGGCTATCGCGGCTGGAGCTGTTCACCTTCAGGACTGGAACTCACTAGTCCAGGCCGGTATGGGTGGCGAATCCTTCCGCAACGCTCTTATCGAGACCGCCCGAATGATGGGTACTGGCGTCGATGAGGCTATTGCTAAGGACGGCAACTTCCGAGAATCCCTTAAGGAAGACTGGCTTACTGCCCAGGTCATGACGACCACCCTTACTGCTTTGACGAATGACCTGTCCGAGGCTCAGCTTGTTGAGATGGGTTATTCCGAGGAGCAAGCGCACAAGCTCAAGCAATTTGCTCAGGGAGCATTCGACGCCGCAACCAAGATCCGAACCTTTAGCCAGCTAGTAGACACGACCAAGGAAGCCATCGGCTCCGGATGGGCTGAGACATTTGAGATCCTATTTGGTGACTTCGAAGAGGCATCAGTCCTTTTCACGTCTATCGGCGACTGGCTCGGTGGCGTTATTAAGGCCAGCGCTGACGCGCGAAACGGATTCCTCCAGATGTGGAAAGATCTTGGAGGACGCGCATCCCTTGTTCAGGGCCTGGCCAATATCTTCTGGGCTATAGTTAAGGTACTCGGCCAGATCGGAACCGCCTTCCGACGAGTATTCATGAACGCTAGTGCTGAAGGTCTTGTTCGCATAACCAAGGCGTTTGAGAACTTCACGTCTAAGCTCATTATCACGAACAACTTCGCTGATAAGCTTGAGTGGACATTCACCGGTCTGTTCTCAATCTTCCATATCTTTACAACAATCCTTGGTGAGATTGCTCAGGTTATCTTCACGGTAGCCTCGCATATTGTCAGTGCACTATTCCCAGCATTCACCGGGATCAACTCTGGTGTATTCCAGATCACGAAGGTAATCGGCAAGGCGATCTTCTGGTTTGACCAGTGGTTCACCAAACTCGATCTTGGTGGAAAGCTACTGAAGCTACTTCTACCTCCGATCGATCTTGTCGGTAAGGCGATTAAATGGGTCGTGGATAAGATCCATGACTTCATCATGTGGCTCGACTTCGGCGGAAAGGTCACTAGCGCTGCAAACGGAATGAAGAGTCTAGCGTCGAAGTTCGGGCTCATCAAGGATGCTCTGAAGAACTCCGTGGTCGGCGAGTCATTCCTCACTGCGTTCGAGACTGTACAAGACACTCTCGATAAGGTCAAGAACAACCTTAAAGAGTTCGGTAATAGTGTAGGCGATAAGCTGAAGGCTAAGCTTACTGCCGGTAGGTCGGCTCTATCCGAGTACTTCAAGGGTTTCGATCTCAGTGGCATGACATCTACCGAGGCGATCGTTGCTAAGCTCGGGACCAAGTTCGACGAACTCGGCAATAAACTCAAGATCGATGAGAAGGTCCAGTGGCTCAAAGAGAAACTCATTGAGCTGCGAGATGCCCTTGTCGATACGTGGAACACGGTTCAAAATAGTGCCGTTTGGGATAAGCTGGGTAAGGCATTCTCTGACGTCGGTGGTAAGGTTAAGGAAGTAGCGGTCTCATTCCGTGACTGGGTTAATGGTCACGGTGAGGTCAAGGCTAAGGCTAAGGAGGCAGCCGGTGCCGTATCTGAGGTTGGTACTGCCGCAGCCCAGGCTGCCAAGGAAACTGGTCAGGCGGCCAAAGAGAACTTCCTCAAGAAGTGGTTCGAGGACATCAAACAGGTTGCTCGAGCAGTTCACCTCCCGGAACTCTTCGATACTATCAAGCAGAAGTTCGTCGAGTTCAAGGACTTCGTGGTAAACACCTTCGCTCCCAAGGTGAAGGAAGGTGCTAAGAATGCATTCGGCTCTATCGGTACCGCGATGAGTCAGGCAAACTCCAACCTCAAGTCCTATGACATGGGCAAGATCCTTGTCGGGGCTATTGGCGGTGGAGTTCTCATCGCCTTCACTCGATGGATCAACTCCTTCAAGGAGAACTTCGACAAGATCGGAAACGTCGCTGACAAACTCGGCAATGTATTTGATAAGCTCGGCGGAGTCCTCGAGGCATTCGAGCAGAAGGTTAAAGCCAAGGCCCTTCTGACGATTGCAATTGCTCTCGGTGTTCTTGCCGGGGCGCTGATCCTGATGTCTCTGGTCCCGGCCCCGAAGCTTCTCGTCACCCTGGCTGTCCTGAAGTATCTCTTCAAGATGATGGACGACATGCTTGAGTCCATGACGAAGATGGTCGCGTTCAAGAACGACAGTGTTCGTATTGTGGCTATGCTCATCGCTATGGGTGCAGCCATGATCCTGATGGCAACTGCGGTTCGGATCCTTGCGGGGATGGACCTCAAGGGTGCTGTGGTTGGCATGGTCGCCATGAAGGTTCTTATGGAAACTCTCCAGACCTTCATGACTAAGATGGCTGCCACCAAGGGGGTCGAGAAGGGCGCTGGAATCCTTCTTGCTCTTGCTGCATCCTGTGTCATTCTGTCTCTAGCAGTATACACTCTTGGGTCCATGGATACCGGCAAGGCTATCCAGGGGGTCGTAACCCTCGCTGCAGTTGTAGCAATCCTGTCTGGGTTCATGATGGTCGTTAGTAAAGACCCCTTCATGGGTAAGGGCGCTGCGATTCTTCTATCGCTGGCTGTCTCTTGCAACATCCTTGTGGCGGCTATCTGGATGCTTGGGACGATGGATACCGGCAAGCTTCTCCAGGGCGTAATTGCTCTTGGCGTTGTCATTGCCGAGCTGTCGATTGCAATGGCAATTGCAGGCAGAGCTAATGCTCGTGGAGCAGCCGCCATCATTGCTATGTCGGCGGCAGTTATTGTCTTGACTGGTGCGGTGGCTATCCTTGGTAACATGGACATCGAGACCCTTGCTAAGGGACTCATTGCTCTGGCGGCAGGTCTGGCGATTCTGGCCATTTCGATGGCAGCTGCCGACGCCTTCAAAGAAGGTGGAATTGCTCTAGGGATCGCCTCGATCGCATTCCTGGCTCTGGCCTCCGCGATGAAGACCCTATCCGGGATCACGTGGACTCAGCTGGCAATTGGTTTGATCGCTCTTGCTGGTGGTATGCTGATCCTGGTTGCTGCGGCAGCTGGTGCACAGTACTTCGCGGTAGGTATGATCATCCTTACTGCTGCACTACTTGCACTAGGACTAGCTCTACTCCCAATCTCGATTGGTATGGCGGCCTTTGCTGCGGTATTGGGTATCTGTGCCACAACAGGCGCAGCGGCATTCCTAGTCCTCACCGAGGGACTAAAGCAGCTTGCGGCTATTCTACCCCAGGTAGCCATTGACTTCGCTAATGCCATTGCCAACTTCATTATCACCTTGGGAGCTAAGGCCCCGGAGCTTGCTGTGGCTATGGCGGCATTGCTCGGGGCGATCATCTATGCCATCAATGTCAACATCCCGGGTATTGTGGCTTCGTTGTTCATCCTGATTCAGGCGATGCTCACCGAGCTGGCTAACCACGCCTACGAGTTCGGCGAGAAGGGCGCCACCATTCTGGCAAACTTCCTGAATGGCATCGCTGACAACATCGGTAAGGTGATTGATGCTGCTACGAATGTTATCCTTAATTTCCTTGACGGAATTGCTCGGAACGGGCCTAAGATCATCGACAAGGGTATGTGGACAGTCCTCAAGCTCCTTGAGGGTGTTCGAGATGCCATCAACAAGTACGCTTACCGGTTCAACAAGGTCGGTAGAGAGATTGCTTGGGCTATTGTCGATGGTATGACTGGCGGTCTTGCGTCCAAGGCATGGAGCTTTGGCGAGTCCATGGTCTCCTTCGCCAAGAAGGGCTACAACAAGGTCAAGGACTTCTTCGGCATCCACTCTCCTTCTCGACTGATGAAGGAACTTGGTGGATACGTCGGAGAGGGTTTCGCAATCGGTGTCGAGAACACCGGAGAGCGTGTCGCTGAGGCGGGAGAGAACATTTCTAACGCTGCATACGACGCAATGGCTAAGGCTATCGGTGGCGTTAACGAGCTCCTTGAGGATGACCCATCCTTCAAGCCCGAAATCAAGCCCATCCTGGATCTCACTGAGATGCAGAAGCAGGCTAAGGGAATCAACAACTTCCTTCCCGCCATCGGAGTCACGGCTCAGGCTGCTAACGCGGCTCGGCCTCCCGCTCCGATCGCAGTTGACAATTCTGACAAGAATAGTCAAAATGGTGTTACGAACATCACATTCAACCAGACCAACAACTCGCCTGAGGCGCTGGATGCGGCGACTATCTATCGCCAGACCCACACTCAGCTTGCTATGGCAAAGGACAAGTTGACACTATGATCTCAGAGATCTCGTCCACGACCAAGTCGGGGGATCGACTTGCAATCGATATCACAGACCCCTACTCGTCGGGGGTCGCGATCAAGGAGATTACTGGTCTGGGGCCAGTAAAGGCAGACATCAGCACTGACCGATATGCCTTGCTGGACGGAGCGTTCCTCAAGGGGGTCAGGGTTGGTGCTCGTACTGTGGTGCTGACTCTGATCCCCTGGGGGACCGACATTCAGGAACTCCGACTCAAGTGTTACTCCTACTTCGGAGTCGGAGAGACCATCACTCTCGGTGTGACTACCGACTGGCTTAACGTGCACTCCGACTTCATCGTCGAGTCCGTCGAGCCGAACATCTTCTCTGAGCGGCAGGAGATCCAGGTCTCCCTTCTCGGACTGGACCCATATTGGAAGTCCTCCGCTACTCAGATTCAGAAGGTCGTTGGTTTCAACGACAACACGCCCTCCTTCGAGTTCCCGTTCTTCTCCGAGCCGAACCACAAGCTCAAGTTCGGTGACATGACCAACTCTTCTGGTAAGGACATCCGGTACCTTGGTGACTACCCGGCTGGCGCAACTATCACAGTCGAGTTCTCCGGAACCGTGAGTAACCTTATCGTCTCGAACGTGACCTACAACGAGACTATGTCCATCTCTCGAGCTGGAAACTTCTACCAAGGCGAGAGTATCGTAATCGACACTCGACCCGGCAAGAAGTCTATCACTCACCAGGCTCGAGGTAGGAAGTCCTTCATTACGGGTGTTCTGGCTCCGGGGAGTACCTGGATTCAGATGCACCCAGGCATCAACACGATCGCCCTGCAGTATGCTGGGGGCGTTGACGACGTTAGCGTCTCTATGGAATACGACACTCTCTACAGGGGGATTTGATGCAGCTGTTCTTCGCGTTCCTCCATAACTACGAAACTCTTATCGAGGTTCCGAACAATTTTTACTCGCTGAACTGGACTGAGCGCGCCTACGACTACGGTCAGTTCGAGCTTCAGCTCTACTCGGATCAGCCGGGGTATGAGTACAGTCTTGGAAATCTGTTTATCCGAGACGACACGGATACCGTTATGGTCATTGAGACCGCTACGGTGAAGCAGGAGGATGACGGTGTCTACCTCCACAAGTACACTGGGCGATCTCTCGAGTCGATGATGGAATGGCGAATCCTTCCTCACCGACGATGGATCGAGCCGGATGCCAATGGCCAGTTCAATGCACAGGCTATGGCCGAGGACATCGCTCACTCTAATCTTGGTAAGGATGCAAAGCCTGAGCGTAGGATCGATAACTTCAACTTCCACAGAAATACCCGTGTGTCTCAGATGGCCTACATCAACGACACCGGACAGAAGATCCAGGATGGTAAGTGGGTTATCTATGACCGGGCGCCTATTGCCGACATGTTCAAGAATGTCATCTCGGCATGTAAGCCTAATGGGTACTCGCTCTTCTACAAGATCAAGCTTGAGAATGGTGGAATCCACTGCTACATTACCGCGCCTAGGTTGATCAATACAATTACCCTGGCACAGGAGAACGACAACTTCTCGGACTTCGAGTCTGTGGACTCTATCGTCGACAAGAAGAGTACGATCTACGAGATTTGGGACTCTGGCGACGTTGATATGGAATGGGTCGCCGACGGTAGCACCCACACCAGACCGCACACGCTACGCTCAGAGAACCCGATCACTCGTCGAGAGGTCTTGTGGGACAATACCCAGGTCCACAAGCCATATTCGGTCAAGGATTGGAAGGCGCTTACGCCCCTTCAGAAGAAGCATATCTCCTCTCTGACCGAGGTGTGGTATCCATTCTGGGTTCTGGATGCCATGTTCCCGAAGTATACACCGCTGAAGATGATCTCGGGTAAGATCAACAACTTCTCGAACGTCCAGTATCGTGATGGCTTCGACGTAGGCGATATTTTCTACTACGTCCCATCCGGAAGCAACCCAGTACCTATCGAGTGCCAGCTTACCGAGATGACTGAGTCCTGGTCGGCCGACGGGTTCTCTCAGGTTCCTTCCATCTCCATGTCGTCTCGTACCAAGTGGAATGGTGACGGCTTCCGTATCGACTTCACTCGCAATGGACCCGGTGAGGTCATCGTTCCTCGAGAAAGGGATTAGCATATGGCCATTACTAGTGGTTTCTACAACTCCGTGAATGGTGACCGGACATACGACGCCGACCAGTTCGGTTCGCTGTTTGACGGAATTATTGCCCCTGGGGTATTTCCGAACGTTGGGGACAAGTTCCGCGTTCGACCCACCAACAACGGAATGTCCGTCTATGTCGGCTCTGGCAAGGCCTGGCTGAACAACCGATGGGTTGAGAACTCTGGCGACGAGACAGTTACTCTGACCGGATCTCACGCAACGCTTGACCGTATCGACCTCGTATGCGTCGAGGTTGACCGATCCAAGGCTATCCGTGGCGCGAAGATCAAGGTGGTCCAGGGTACTCCTGCGGTTACGCCTACGGTTCCCTCGGTGGACGACAATGGCGATCGAAAGACCTTCGCTCTGGCGCAGATCAAGATCATCAAGAACTCTCGACAGATCACGGCCGAGAACATCATCAGCCTCGTGGGTAGTGCCCGTACTCCTTACGTTAGCGGGCCTCTGCAGAATATCAACCTGGATGCTCTCCAGGCCAAGTTGCAGGGCGAGTTCAACACGTGGTTTGAGTCAGTTCGAGATGCCCTGGCTAACGCTGGCGGAAACACTTCGACTGATGTCGCTAACCTCAAGGTGAGTGACCGGAACCAGAACGAGCGACTCCAGGCTGTTGAGGGTCGTATCGCCGGTACCGAGCTCAATATCACCAAGATCAACGAGAAGTTCAGCAACTCGGGCTCTGTCTATGGGATGCTGAATGACTCGAACGTTGGCGTGCACAACTCCATCTATCGAGGCGCCTCGCTGGGTAGCAACGTCACTCCATATCTCCAGGCGATTCGAAGCGGATCCTTCTCTGGGCTCTATCTCGGGGACTACTGGACCTATTCGGGTATCACCTGGCGTATCGTGGCGTTCAACTACTTCATCAATATCGGTGAGCCCCCGTTCCGACAGAACCATATCGTGGTCGTTCCGGACGCATCTCTCTTCCGAGACGCATGGTCAACCACGATCCCGGACCAGCGCTCGTATGTGGACTCGACTCTGAACCAGTCTACCATGACGAAGGCTAGCCGCATGGCTGAGTCTCTCTTCAACCGATCGAATATGGTCGGTGTCTGGACTCGAGTGGCTACCGGGTATGACGGGAATGGCGCAGTCAGGGACTGGCGCTGGTACAACCCGCACATTAACATCATGGATGAGGCAATGCTCTGGGGTTCATCGATCTTCGACGACTCACTGTCCCGGGGTATCCACCACAACCAGTTCCCCGCCTTCCGGCTCAACCCCGCCCTTGTTAACATCGAGGAGGAGTACTGGCTTCGTGAGCGTGCTTCGGCTCAGACTGCGGTCTACATGAAGTCCACTGGTCAGTTCTCCCACGCCCCGCTGAACTACTCCTTCGGGGTCCGTCCCTATCTAGCGATCGGTTAACATGCAGCACTTCGGATTCAACCCCCTTACCGACATTGTCCTCGCGATATTTCTGTCGGTTCTGGGATCTTCCGGAATGTGGGCTTGGATCATGAAGCGCAGTGAGCGGAAGTCCGCCACGTCAAGGCTTCTGCTCGGAATGGCCCATGACCGGATTGTATATGTCGGGAAGACATATCTTCATCGAGGATTTCTGACCCTCGACGAGTATGAGGACTTCATGAAGTATCTCGTAGAGCCATATTCCGAGTTCGGGGGGAATGGGCTTGCTGAGAAGATAGTGAATGAGGTCAAGAATCTTCCCGTCGTCCCCACCCCTAGACCCCCGGCGAAGAGGAAAACCAATGGCTAAGCACCTTCAGGAGAGCAAGTTGAACAACAAGTCCTACGACATCCTCAAGTGGGTTGCGCTGGTCGCCCTTCCGGCTACCTCTGCGCTCTACCTCACGCTGGCGGCTCTGTGGCACCTTCCTCACCCGACTGAGGTTGCAGGCACTATCGCCGCGATCGACACCTTCCTGGGTGTGCTTCTCGGTGTGAGCTCCACCAAGTACCAGGGTACCCAGCCCTCCGGAGCCCTCCATGTGTCTGAGGACCAGGGGATCCACGCCACTTTCGACCAGGGCGTCGCTGAGATGCTCCGGAATGGGAAGGTGACGCTGGACGTCAAGCAGGTCTAAGCGAGAAAAACCTGCGGTATAATGAAACCCTAGAAAGGAGCCCATCCATGAAGAAAACTGACCCCATTCAGCAGACGATTGAAGCTGCTCTGAAGGAGGCCGAGCTTCACGATCCCTCTAGTGAGGACTACACCACAATTGCTCGAAACGTCGAGACTCTTGCAAAAGCCAAAGCCCTTGGCGAGAGCAAGAAGCTCAGCAAAGACGCAATTCTCGGTGCAGTCACCTCCATGGCAGGAATCGTAGCCGTCCTCCAGTACGAGCGACTTGCAGTCGTCAGCTCGAAGGCGTTTGGTTTGATCATGAAGGTTAAACCCTTCTGAGATTCGTCAGGCCCCCTGTGCTATATGCATGGGGGGCTTGGCTTATCTTTTTTTTTCGCGTAAAAAACGGGCTCTATATTGAAACCCGTCATAGAAAGGAAACTCTCATGAACCTCTCTCCCGCCGCTGCACAGGCCGCCCTCGACTACGCCGAGGAGCTTGCTGCTACCGGACTGAGCTCTGAGCAGTACGACCACTACTACCTCTGACACAGTACTAGATCCCGCCATGGGATCTAGGCTTATCTTTTTTTTGCATAATCACGCCAGTCACAGGAGTCGCAGGAATAACACACCGTATATTGAAGACCCTTAGAAAGGAACCACAATGACCACCTTCCTCGCTCTTGTCATCGCCCCCTTCGTCGTTATCGGCACCCTGCTGATTGTCGCCGAGATGTTTGGCAAGAAGAAGACCTGGAACTTCTGATCCTACCACATTTCAGCCAAAGATCCCACCATGGGATCTAGGCTTATCTTTTTTTTTTCGCAGTATAAACCTGCCCTATATTGAAGACCCTACTCTGAAAGGAACCACAATGACCTGGACCGTCTACGCACTCATCGTTGCTATTCTCGTCCTTGGCCTGCTTCTCGGTTCTGCTTGGAATAGTCTGTACGTTGCTAACCACAAGCTCGACAGGCTGTCTGAGAAGAACTACAAGCTCCAAGAGCAGATCGCAAACGACAATCGCGTTATTCGATCGCTTCAGGACGTTCGTGACAAGCTCACGAAAGAGAACTGGAAGCTTCACGACCAGTTGAAGAACTGAACCTTATACCCCATTAACTTGGGGTATAGGCTTTACGCGAGAGAATCTTTGTCTATATTGAAGATCCTACGAAAGGAAAGACCATGCTCTACATCGCTCTTTGCATTGTTACCATTCTCACCATCTTCTTCGCTGTTTCTCACGAAGAGCAGAAGTACACCGCCTACACCCTCCAGGCTCGTGTGTGGAAGCTCGAGAACGAGAACGCGAAGTTGCGTGCTGAGACAATGACTGACGATGAATGGAACGCGATGGTGGAAAAGGCTCTTGCTAATATCCACTGATCATTCACCTATATCCCTAACCTGGGATATAGGCTTTCCGCGAGAAAAACCATCCCTTATATGAGACCCCTCTATTTGAAAGGACCCCACTCATGACTGAGACCAACGACACCCCCGTTGAGACCAACGAGAAGATCGTCGAGTTCAAGTTCAACAAGGACGCTGTCCTGCCCGCTATCAAGCGCAACTCCAAGAAGTTGATTGCTGGCGCCGCTGTATTCGCAGCCGGTACCGCACTCACACTCATGGCGTTCCGCTCGGTTCCGGACACGGATGAGCCCGAAGAGCTTGAGCACGATAACCTCGATGAGATCGACGAGATCGAAGCCTCTGAAGAGACCGACTGAGACCTCATCCTATATCCCGACCTGGGATATAGGCTTTTCTAAGGAGTGCATATGAAGTATCTACTCGACGCTATATTCCTCACTATCTCCGCTTGTCTATGCTGGGTCGTGTGGGACGCAACTCAGGGTAATATTCTCTCGCAGCGAGTATTCCCTACCGTGGCTATAGGTGGAGTTCTGATTCTTGCAGATATTTATCTCCACACTCTCGTCGACGACTAACCCGCGAGAAAAACTGGTCCTATATTGAAACCCCTCCGTTTGAAAGGACCACATCATGACCCGCCTTGCCGTTTCGATCATCAAGACCGTGACCTTCATCCTCGGAATTGTTCTCGCTTCCTGCTTTATTGGCAGGGGTGCGAACTCCCGGATGAAGCACGTTGTTGGTGTTCAGCAGCGCTTCATCGCGCGCCGTGATCGTAAGATCAACCGCTGGTAATTCAGCACTATACCCCGACTTGGGGTATAGGCTTTTCCTCGAGAAAGGAGCACACATGTTCGAGGAACCACCGATCTACTACATCCTCATCAGTCTCATCTTCCTGATCGTCTTCGGCGCCGTTGCCTTTGCAACATGGCTCGTATGGCTCACGCCCGTCTCATTCATGGCTAAGCTCGTCATGACGGCGATCGGGTTCCTTCTATGTGCAATCACAGTCATCCTTTACACGATCTCGGCGGAGTGATATGTTAGTCGTACTTCTCGGTCCAAGTTGTTCAGGCAAGTCCACGTTCCAGAAGGAGTTGGTTGAGAATGAGGGGTACCATGCAGTCCGCACTGCAACAACCCGACCTAAGCGTGTGGGAGAGGATATTTCTTCCTACTACTTCCTCAAAGATCAAAGCTTTGCTGAATGGGAAGTACGGGGCGACCTCCTTTGCGTCGAGACCTTCCGAAGCTGGCGCTACGGGGTACCACGTGACGAGATTACCCGGAGGGGAGACCGCCCTAATCGAGTTGTCATCCTCACACCCGGAGGTGTCATGGAGCTCCTATCACGACACACAGAAGTCATCACCGCCGATGCGTTGTCCATCCTATACCTCGGGGTGGACGGGGCTACGGGGGAATCTCGCGCTTGCAAGAGAGGAGATTCTCGACGAGAGTACCTTAGACGCATGGCGGCGGACTCTATCGATTTTCGGCACTTCCCTCGGGAGAATGGCGTCTGGGAGTTCACCCCAGATTTTATCCTGGATTGTATCAACAATCCGCAGAACCACAAATTGAAGCCTCGTCTTAAGCGAGTTGAAAGGAAGCACAAGTGAGCATCATCTGGTACACACTCTATATTCTAGGAGCCTTGACCACTTTCTGTGCATGGGTTCAGATCATGGCCCTGATCGGGACATATCTAAAGGCCCGGAGAGAGCGCATTGAGGGCACATATTCAGGAATGACTCGTAAGGATATCGAGTCTCTGATTCGGATGGAGATCCGTGCTTACCACGAGCAGGAGGAAAAGTGATCAATGCGAACAGTTGTACGCAATTTATCAAGGCAAACGCGCCAGCGATTCTCACGGCTTCCGCGTGCATTGGGACCGTCGCTACGGCCATCCTCACGGCGAAGTCTACAACGCTCGCGATTGAACGGATCGCCGATTATTGTGAGGATAACCTCCGGTCGCCGGAGGACCTCACCTGGCGGGAGAAGTTCGCAATATCTTATCGGGTGTACATTCCCCCGGCCATCACAGGGGTTGCAACTCTGGTATCGATTGTCGCGGCAAACCGTATCCAGTATGCTCGTGGAGCGGCGTTTGCGTTGGCCTACTCGGGTTCAGAAGCGGCGTTTAGACGATATCGAGACGCGGTGGCGGACGTGGTTAAGCCGAAGGACCTGGAGAAGGTTAAGGCCCGCGTTGCAGAGAAATCGCTTTCGGAGGCTGGCAGACCTGTGTCCGGATCCGTTCTGGTCGCTTCCTCCGGAGACGTCCTCTGCTATGATGTATTCTCGGGACGATATTTCAAGTCCGACATTGAAACAATTCGTCGAGTCGAGAACAACATTAATGGGCAGCTCAACCTTGAGTGCTACGCTTCCCTCAACGAGTTCTACAACGGACTTGGACTTCCGCCCATTGCAGCCGGTGAACTGGTTGGATGGTCAGAACCGAACTCCCTCTCCGTCGAGTTTGGTTCTCAGCTCACTGAGAAGGGTGAGCCAGTCCTTACGGTCGACTTTCTAGTCGCCCCCAAGGAAAACTACTTCAAGATCAACTGAAAGGAAACCATCTATGTTCTCTCACATCATCCGCGTCCGTGGTATCTTCGACGACGAGCCCACTACCAAGAAGCTCTACTTCCACATGTCTCGCCGTGAGATGTTCGACTTCATCAAGCGGTATGATAATGTGACCAACTTCGAGAAGTGGCTCCAGGCCGCCATCGACAACGAGGACCTGTACACCATGATGAAGTTCTTCGACGACCTCATCGGTACCTCGTATGGTGAGCGCCAGGGTGAGCGCTTCGTCAAGTCCGAGCAGATTAAGGAGTCTTTCCTCAACTCTCCGGAGTACGAGGAGCTCTTCGACCAGCTCATGGACAACCCGTCTCTCGTCCGGGAGTTCTACAACGGCATCCTTCCTGAGAAGATCATGAAGCAGGTTCAGCAGGATCCCAAGTACAAGGAGCTCGACGACAAGCTCAAGGAGACGGAGCTCAAGAACCTCTGATTCATATTTGGGGGCCCTGGAGAAATCTGGGGCCCCCACCTCTTTAGAAAGGGGCCACCTTGGCTAACGCACCAATCCGTCCGAACCTCCCGTCCAACAGCAAGCTCCCAGAGCGCAAGAAGGTTGAGCAGGTCACTACTGCCACCGTCACCAAGAAGTCTAGCTTCGGGACGAAGGCGATTTCAGCTTTCGTCGGAGAGGATATCCACAATGTCGGCGAGTATCTACTCTACGATGTTACTATCCCTGCTATCAAGAACACACTCTCGGATCTGGTCAGTCAGGGCATCGAACGTCTCCTCTTCGGAGAGTCTTCTCCTCGAGCTCGCAGCTCGTCCGGGGGGTCCCGTGTCTCATACGGATCATATTCTCGACCAGGCTCAGCACCAGGCAATCGCCGAGACGCTTCTCCTCGTTCACGTCGATACCATGATTTCTCAGAGATCGAGCTCGAGTCCAGAGATGAAGCTTATCTCGTTATCGACCGACTTGGCGACATCATCGAGGAGTACGGTCTTGCCACCGTCGCCGATCTCTACGATCTCTGCGGTATCACTACCGAATACACTGACGAGAACTGGGGCTGGACTTCGGCCCGGTACATGTCGGTGATCCGTAGCCGTCGTGGCTACATGCTTCAGCTCCCGAAGCCTGACCACATCAATGCACGATGAATCCTCAGCAAGTGCGGCTTGAGCTTATCGCCGCCTACCCATTCTCAGACAAGTGGCGTCGCCGTGTTGAACGCATGGAAGACGACCAGGCAATCGCTATCTATCTTCGACTCAAGGAAGCAGGACGTATCAAATGAATCTCGGAATTGTTACCCGTCTAGCTGGACGCGCTGGACTGATTCTCAGCAAGCACGCCCCCACCATTCTGACCGCCGCTGGTACTGTTGGCTTTATCGGAACCACGGTTCTCGCCTCCAAGGCCACACTCAAGGTTGAGGAGACTCTGGCTGAGGAGACTGCGCTTCTCGTCAAGGTCCACGAGGCCCACGAGGACGGTAAGCTCTCCGACAAGGACGCCACTCGTGACAAGGTCATCCTCTACACCCGAATGACCACCAAGCTGGCGAAGCTTTATGCCCCAGCCCTTATTCTCGGTGCCGCCTCAATCGCCTCTCTGGTGACTGGGCACGGCATCATGCTTAAGCGTAACGCCTCTCTGGCTGCAGCGTACGCTGCCGTCGATCAGGCCTTCAAGACCTACAAGAAGAAGGTCGAGGCTAAGTTCGGTAAGGATGCGGTGCTCGACGCTCTTGTCTCCAACACCGAGCAGGAGATCGCCGATAACGCTCTCACTCTTGAGGCGGTTGCTGCTGTCGACAAGGTTTCCCCTTATGGGGTTATTTTCGACGAGGACAACCACAACTGGTCTGCTGATGAGGATCTTGCCCGTCTACACCTTACTTGCCAGCAGCAGTACGCGAATGACATCTTGCAGTCTCGTGGTCACATCTTCCTCAATGAGGTGTACAAGATGTTGGGCTTTCCCCACACTCCCGCCGGTGCTGTTACCGGCTGGGTCAAGGGGAATGGCGATGGCTTCGTCGACTTCAATATCTTCGATGGTATCTTCGAGGGCGAGGACAAGAACGGTCGTACTGTCACCAAGTGGGCGCTGGACTTCAACGTCGACGGCGTGATGTACGACAAGATCTGAGGTGCCATGTTTGAGAAGATCGCATATTTCGCAGCCGGAGCTGTCACTGGCGGCCTTGGCGTATATTTCATTCTTGCTCACAAGTTTGAGCAGGACTTCCAAGAAGCAACAATCGAGATCAACAAGGAGCTTGCAGAAATTGCTGAAGCGAAGCACAAAGAGCGAGTGGGAGATGACCCTGATCCAGAGGATCGCGAACCCGATTCTGAGCCGGTGGTACCGAGCACTGTTGTGGACTACTCTCCGACTCCTGTGGAAGATTCCGACCAGGAAGGGGTAACTAAGCGCACTGTCAACCGCCAGCAGTTCGAGGCCCAGCGTATTACCGAGGAGGAGTACCGGGCCAAGGGACACCAGGAGCATGTCGAGCTGACATATTATCTCGAGGATGATGTGTTTGCTGACAACCGTGGTGTCCCTCTTGCGAACACTGAGTGGTTCGACAACATCATCTCAGAGGTGTCTGCCTCTGACTCCATCATCTACGTCCGAAGCATGAGCCGCCACGCGGACTTCGAGATCACCATTCTCGACGAATCCTATGAGCACTCGGTTCTCGGAGTACAGCCGTATGAGGATGAGTAATGATCGAGGCAGCACCGGATAACTCATATTTTGAGTGGCTTGTGGATCGAACCGGGGATACTCGCAAGGCTGAGTGCCCCGAGGAATCCTTCATGAGCCTGCTCGAGATCATGCACCAGACGCCGTTCCGGGTGATCGTCGCGAACGACATCAACCGTGCACAGGATGGTATTGACCTGCGTAGGGCGTTCATTCGAGAGAACAACGACGTATCCTACGTATGGCTTAACGAGCAGTCTTGCTCTATGCTCGAGATGTTCATCGCTTTGGCCGAGCGTATGGACATGATGCTCGAGGATGACGATACCCCATATTCTCTGGAATGGTACTTCTGGGAGATGGTGAAGAACTGTGGCCTCTACGACTACAATGACGAGGCCCTGTTCAACCCCCGCCACGAGGAGGAAGTCGACTCCATCCTTGAACGGATCAACTCGCGGGACTACACCAAGATGGGACACGGATCTATGTTCCCTCTTCGTGCGATCCCGCTTCATGGCGCACGTGATATGCGGAAGGCTGAGCTCTGGGCCCAGATGAACGCCTACGCAAACGAGAACTATATGTAAGGAGCCTCATGGATTTCTACCGAATCTGCGAGCGTACCACAAAGAGTGGAAAGGTGGAAATCTACCCTGAGTTCCTCGTCGGTAGGTCGAGGGATATTCTCATTCAGGGACGAGACTTCCAGGCAATCTGGGATGAGGAGAAGGGGCTCTGGTCTACAGACGAGTTTGACGTCGCTACGTTTGTAGACCGGTCCCTCTTCGAACACCAGAAGAACCACAAGGGTCAGATCGAGACCGTTGTGAAAACTATGTCCAACTACAATACTGGACTATGGACCAGCTTCCAGACTTGGAAGTCCAGGCTCCCTGATAACGGGCAGGAGCTTAACAGTAAGCTTATATTTGCGGACAGTACTCCTAGAAAGGAAGACTATGCAACCGCAAGACTCCCGTACTCCCTCGAGGAGGGTTCGCCGGACGCTTGGGGAACTCTCATTGGAACTCTATATGATGAGGATGCTCGACGAAAGCTCGAGTGGCTCATCGGTTCCATTGTGGCTGGAGACTCTAAGAGGATTCAGAAGTTTGCCGTCTTGTATGGTCCCCCGGGATCTGGTAAGTCGACGGTCCTCAACATTCTGGAACTTCTATTCCAGGGATACACAACTACCTTTGATGCGGGAGCGCTTGGATCCAAGTCAGACCAGTTCGCAACCAGTACACTCGGTAAGAGTTCGCTCGTGGCCATCGATCAAGACGGTGACCTCTCAAGAATCGAGACCAACGGTCTACTCAATAGTGTGGTCGCACATGAGACGATTCTCATCAATGAGAAGGGTGTGAAGCGTTATCCCAAGCGGATCAACGCCCTCCTATTCATCGGTACCAACAAGCCTGTCCAGATTACGGACTCGAAGTCTGGTATTATTCGTCGACTGATTGATATCTCCCCTACCGGACAAACTGTGGGGGCTGACGAATATCAGACATTGATGACACAGATCCGTGACGAGCTGGGAAAGATTGCGAATCATTGTCTTGGGGTTTATAGGAGTCTTGGTAAGCACTACTACGACGCCTATAAGCCCCAGGATATGATGATGAAGACTAACGTAATCTACAACTTTGTTGAGGAGAACTACCTCCTCTTCAAGGAAGAGGAATTCGTTAGTCTCACCATGGCGTACAAGCTGTATAAGGAGTACTGTAGTGAGAGTAATATCCCGTACCCGGCAAGTCGACACAAGTTCCGGGAAGAGCTCAAGGATTACTTCAATCACTTCGATGAGCGACGACAGCTTGGGGGTGATCGACTACGCAATGTCTATTCCGGCTTCCGGTATTACCTATTGGATCCTGCCAAACTCGAAGCTGCTCCAGAGAAGCCATATTCACTCGACCTGGATTGCTCCGAATCCATTCTCGACGATAGCCTCTCTGATTGCCCGGCACAGCAAGCCGGACCTTCTGGCACTCCGCAGTTCCGATGGGCGAACGTTCATACCACTCTAAAGGACATCGACACTCATGAGGTCCACTATGTCAAAGTCCCCGAGAACCACATCGTCATCGACTTTGATATCAAGAAGGACGGTAGGAAGGACCTTAATCGAAACCTACAGGCCGCCTCGGAATGGCCCCCTACCTACGCCGAGACCAGTCAAGGTGGTAATGGAGTTCACCTCCACTACATCTACGACGGAGACCCTTCCGAACTGGCGAGGCTCTACGACGAAGATATTGAGATCAAGGTCTTCACGGGTGATTCCTCTCTGAGGAGAAAAGTCACTCACTGTAACAATATCCCGGTGGCTCATATTTCAGAGGGGCTACCGTTTAAGGAGAAGAAAGTGATCAACAAGACCACCATGGCCAACGAGAAGAAGGTAAGGGAGCTTATTGAGCGCAACCTTCGGAAGGAGATCCACCCCTCGACCAAGCCCTCGATCGACTTCATCGCCAAGATCCTCCGTGACGCAAAGGAACAGGGGATGGTCTATGACGTCAAGGATCTGAAGCCTCGTGTGTTGGCGTTCGCCATGAACTCGACGCATCAGGCTGAGGCGGCAATTAAGACTGTGATGGAGATGCCGTTCACCAACGAGGATCCCGAGGAGAAGTCCGTGGGGTTCCCGACTGGTGAGCTGGTCTTCTTCGACTGCGAGGTATTCCCGAACCTGTTTCTCGTGAACTGGAAGGTGAGGGGTAATCCGACGGTACATCGGATGATTAACCCCACCCCCGAGGAGATCGAGGCCCTCTGTGAGATGCGACTTGTCGGCTTCAACTGCCGTAAGTACGACAACCATATTCTCTATGCTCGTACTCTGGGATTCACTAACGCCAAGCTGTATGACTTGAGCAAGCGGATCATCGAGAACAGCGTCACTGCGGGTTTCGTCGAGGCATACAACCTGTCCTACACCGATGTGTACGACTTCGCAGCCACCAAGATGTCCCTCAAGAAGTGGGAGATTGAGCTAGGGCTGCACCACCAGGAGCTCGGTATCCCTTGGGACGAGAACGTTCCCGAGGAGCGCTGGGAAGAGGTGGCGGAGTACTGTGATAACGACGTTATCGCGACTGAGGAGGTCTTCAACCACCTCCATACGGACTGGCAGGCCCGCCTTATGCTTGCCAAGCTTTCTGGTCTGACTCCTAACGACACGACCAACAAGCACAGTCAGTTCATCATCTTCGGGAAGAACAGGAACCCGCAAAGTGAATTCGTTTACACCGATCTCAGTGAGCAATTCCCTGGCTATCAGTACTCTTTCGGCAAGTCTACCTATCGTGGGGAGGAGGTCGGTGAGGGCGGATATGTCCACGCCGAACCAGGAATCTACGTCGACGTCGCACTTCTCGACATTGTGTCAATGCATCCCACTTCAATCGAATGTCTTCGTCTCTTCGGAGACAGATACACTCAGCGTTTCAGCGAGATCAAGCAAGCCCGAGTAGCCATCAAGCACCATGATGATGCAACTGCCCGAACACTGCTCGATGGGGCCCTGGCCCCCTTTTTGGAGGAAGGCGTCGATTACGAGGCCCTGGCCTTCGCACTCAAGATCGTCATCAACTCCGTGTACGGCCTCACTGCGGCGAAGTTTGCCAATCCTTTCAAGGACCCCCGCAATGTGGACAACATTGTCGCCAAGCGTGGTGCTCTGTTCATGGTGGATCTGAAGCACTTCGTCCAGGAGCAGGGCTTCGACGTTGCGCACATCAAGACCGACTCGATCAAGATCCCAAGGGCCACACCCGAGATCATCGAGAAGGTCATGGAGTTCGGCAAGAAGTACGGATACACCTTCGAGCACGAGGCTACTTACGAACGTATGTGTCTCGTGAACAAGGCCGTCTATGTCGACTACGAGGACGGACACTGGAGTGCTACAGGCGCCCAGTTCCAGCACCCCTACGTCTTCAAGGAGCTCTTCTCGAAGGAGGAGCTGGATATTCGAGACGTGGCGGAGACCAAGAGCGTCACCACCGCTCTGTATCTCAACAACGGAACAGAAGAGAAGCCAGAGATGGAGTTCGTCGGTAAGACCGGCGCCTTCGTCCCCGTAAACCGTGGAGGCGGGATCCTTCTCCGCGAGAAAGATGGTAACTACCATGCCGCATCAGGCAGTACCGGTCACAGGTGGGTACAGTTCGAGTCCATCAAGGAAGCCCACGCCGACGACTGGAAGGAGTGGGTCGACTGGAGTTACTTCGAGGGTCTTGCTGACGATGCAAAGGCTGCGGTGGGCGAATTCGGCGACTTCGAGGCCTTCACCCTTGGAGCTTGAGCCGTATATCTGGAACGGAGACAATGATGGGTGAGTATGAGAACGACTGGCAGTCATATTTCGAGAAGCCAATCGATGAGAGCGACCCAGTACTTGATGACCACATCATCTACAAGGTGACGGAGGACCATTTCACTCTCACGGTATATTCCGAAGACGGCCGAGTCAACAAGTACTGGAATGCTCGGGTACTTAAGGACGAGCTCGGTTATGTTCGAGTAGCCTGTCCTCGAGACAAGAAGATTCTCCACTTCAACTGCTTCAAGTGGAGCGCATATTTCTTCGTCCAGTCTGGACTGAAGAATCTCGTGATGATGCCTGACTCGAGTCGGCGCACCATCACCAAGCTTACAAAGGAGGTGAAGTAATATGGGATGCTGGCGCTGGGTTCTTGTCCGCGGTCCTTTCTGGCAGCGGCACTGGATGTTTGTGCAGGATGCAGGATGCTTCCGTCATAACTACACCTGATGCATAAAAGCCCCCGGGTCTGTAAAAGGGCCCGGGGGTCCGCGTCAAAAACTAAGGGTAATATGAGACCCCTCTACTCGAAAGGAAACCCTCATGCTGCCCGTTGCCAAGATTATCATCTCCGGACTCTCCTCCATTGGAGCTGGTATGATTGCCAGCAAGCTCACCAAGCCCCTGGTTTCGAACGCAAATGGAATCGCTAAGATTCTACTTTGGTTCGGATCCGTGGGCACTGGTGTTGCTGCTAGTGCAATCGTTGCCCGCGAAGTGGAGCTGCAGTTCGATGCGACCGTCAAGGCCGTACAGGAAGCTCGAGACCACGTCGAGATCGAAGACTGATCTCAAACCCTATATCCCGAACCTGGGATATAGGTCTTTCTGAAAGGAGCACGCATGCCAGGAAAGATTGTCGCCCACGATACCCATCTTCGTATCGACACTGAGTTCATCGAGCTCAAGGACTGCTTCGAGGCATTTCGTCGAGGCGTTGAGTATCGCGAGAAGAATGACGTTGACGATATTCTCGTCATCTGTAACGCCTCGGACATCATTGAGTACCAGCTCAAGAACGGGGACAGTTTCATCGTCACCTATGATCCCATTCAACGGATCATAGTGATGCGGGTGTTCCTCCATGATGAGGACATCACCATCAAGCCCATCTATATTTACAACAACCGTGAGTACCAGATCGCCTGTGAGTTCCTCAGGCAGATAATGCACGACAAGATCGATCTTAAGGACGAATGGATCGCATGAGTCAGAACAGCAAGAGCGTCATTGATTTCTTCACCCCCGACGGCCAGCTTCGAGAGGAGGCTGGAGAGTTCGAGGGACTGGACCTGGCGCCATTCATTGACAAGCGTTCAAAGGTCACCCCTGCTTTCTCCAGCGCACTCATGGGGGTGATGCAGTTCGATCTTGAGAATGATGTCGAGGTCAGCTTCTACCGCCAGCCCAACTGCGTCTACGGGGAGATCTCTTACCCCAACGGCGTGAAGACTATCCTCTTCAAGTGTCGTCAGCGCAAGAACCTCACGGGGTTCATCCGTAAGGTCCTGGAGATCGGATCCTGGGACACTACTCGAGTTCACACCGACTTCCGTATTCACGCCGATTTCTAAGGAGCACACAATGGCACGACTTGGTAACCTGACAATCGAGAACGCACGCATCTTCTTCAAGGACTTCTCCGCTGAGGGTCCTTACGCCGGTGGTACTAAGCGTACCTTCTGCGTTGAGATCCCCGAGGATATGGTTGAGGCCCTTGAGGCTGACAACTGGAACCTGAAGACCCGGGAGTCTCGGAATGACCCGGATGCGGTCACTCACTATCTCAAGGTGGAAGTGTCCTACAGGGCCCGTCCTCCGAAGATTGTCTGTATCCCGAACCTGACTCGACGGAAGGTGTTCATCAATGAGCAGACCGTCAACTCTCTGGACTACGTCGAGATCCTGAACGTGGACCTCACGATCAATCCCTATGTCTGGGAGGTCAACGGGAACTCTGGAGTGAAGGCATATCTCGGTACGATGTACGTCACCATTGCTGAGGACCCGCTGGATGCAAAGTACGACGACGTGGAGGAGGCCGCCTGATGCGACGCTACGGATTCTTCAACTTCCTGTTTGACGTGTTTATGACTGGCATGACTGGAGGGTTCTGGCTCATCTGGATCTTCATTCGCGAGATGCGACGCGGTTGATCTAATGCCCCGGGGTCTGTAAAAGGGCCCCGGGGGTCGCCCCATTCATTCTTGAGAAAGGACGCACGTGGCTAGCCGACTCATCGTCACTCCAGACGACATCATGAGGGCTGTCAAGGAATCGGAGGAGTTCGAGAGGAAGGCCCTAGCTGAGGCTCGGAAGCGAGACCGGGCTGAGGGTAAGCCCCCTCGAGAAGTTCTCCACCCTGATCACAAGCCGGGACGGGAGATCGTCCTGGACTACATCAAGAACCCTGAGCGTCGACGTGCGCCACGGTGTTCCATTCATCTTGAGAAGCGGACTGCGAACAACAGCTATCGCTTCATCGTTGACGTCTCTCAGGTTCGAAACCGAGAGCTCGCGGATGAGATCGAGAAGGATCTCTTCGCATTCATGGACTATATTCTCGACGAGTACGACATCCCACGACGCATTAGAAAGTGAGCGAGATAATGAGCGAGATCAAGTTTGAGAAGGGCCCTGTCGAGTTTGATGAGATTGCTGCCTACATCAGCGACCTTAGCGACACTCGGTTCGATGCCCCTTTCCCCCAGCTTCGCTTCAAGGGTCGGACTCTGTTCATCACGGACGTCCTCAACAGTTTCAAGGGTAAGCGTCGGCTTGTCACGATGACCTTCAGCGGCAAGAAGAAGCTGTTTGATGTCTCGGAGCCACTATTCTTCGATGGTAAGAAGTTCAACTTCCAGAACGAGTACGTCGAGATGACTTGGCGGGAGTACAAGAAGTACTGGACCGACCAGCGTGGGGCTCGTCCAGACGTTATTCACTGGTGCGAAGAGCCGTGGATTGTCTACTCCTTCACCAAGATCATTGGGGATGACAGTCTGTATGTCGTAATCGGACGCAAGCCCAGCGAACGCGTCACCCTGCAGTTTGACAAGGATACTATTATTACTCGAGCTGCGAATGAGGTGGGTACAGGTGTTACCTGGACTGTGACTGGTGCTCAGATCATTGCTAACGGAAAGAAGTGGGACTAATCGTGAAATTGACCCCATCCGGATTTTATGAGTCCCCTCGAGTTATCAAAGGGGAGTACTTCTTGGCATACATCAAAGAGATTCTCGATTGTGGTGACGAGCTGTTTGTGCAGTTCGGACCGAGCCAAGACCCAAGTAAGGTATTGTCGTATACTCGTTTATACGATTCCCAAACTCCCAACGCAGTATTTCTCGAGATTGAGGGTTCTCTTTACAGCTGGACCATTATCGAGGACATCGCAGAATTCGAATTCGTACAGTATCGACCCAAGACAGCATGGAAGGTAATTCATATGGGAAGCTCTAAGCGCATCAACGTCAGCGACTTCGACGAGCTGTACATCAACCAGACATTCCGAAAGATGACCCCGGTCATTTTCCTGCATGAGGGACGGTTCTGGCACGTCATGGGACTCGAGCTGGCCGCTTCTAATGAGGCGGAGTGGTTCATCTACCTCAAGCGGCAGGAAAGTGACTTCATGACCCGGGTTCCATTCACTCGAGACCAGAAGTTCATCTTCAACCCGCTCTCGAACTCGTGGAGCCTGGATGACCCGACTCAGGAGATCAAGGATCTCGAGACGATCAAGAAGGCGCTCAAGTCGGAGGATGTCTCGGAGGTTGTTGTCTCCGGTGTGTATATGCGTCTCGTGAGGGTACAGGAGATCGTGAAGGGTGTTCTCTTCTTCGTCTTCCTCGACACGAGCGAGGCGCGTCGGTACTACTACGCCCGCCGGACTACAAAGCTCCGTATCGTTACGGACTCGGAGACGGGTGAGCAGAAGTACCTCCTGGACCACATCAAGGCCATGCACATTGACTGAGCGCTGGCGAATTTTACCCCACCCCTACTCAAGGTATGAGGCATCTGATCTCGGTCGGGTGCGGAATATCTCGAGTGGGCGAGTTCTTCGGATCCAGAAGTGCTCAGACGGGGCTCCCGGGTTCTCCCTGTATCGCGATGACTCAGGTAAGCAGACCATGGTTCGCTGTGGTGTGACTATCTGGCGTGCGTTCAACGGAGAGCCCGGGAGGGGGCACTACGTCATCCACTTGAATGGCGACATGGCTAATTCCCGTCTTGAGAACCTGGATCTCGTTTCGTACTCAGCGTACCGGCAGGCCTGGTATGATGAGTACAACGCTCGGATGGATGAGCTCTTCGAAGAGACCCGGTCCGAGTTCGACGACTACATCTTCGGCTCATGTACTGAGTCGGAGGAGGATAGAAAGGTTCGCTTTGGCGACTGAGCAGTGGGTAACGATAGACCATCCTTTTGAGAAGTACGAGGTGTCTGATCTCGGGAGAGTCCGGAACAAGAGGACGGGTCATCTTTTGACCCCTACCCTCGACAAGCAGACCTGGTTCTACCGGATGTATCCTGTTGCCGGTAAGAAGCAGCTCAAGCGCTCCGCCGGGGTTCTTGTGTGGAATGCGTTTGTCGGATGGATTCCTGATGGCTACTTTGTCCAGTACAAGGACGGAAACCGACGAAACTTCACACCGGAGAACCTCTACCTCAAGAGCAACTCCGAGTTCCGCAAGGAGGAGTACGCTGAGGGTCGAGTGGGGTTCATGCTCGAGGAGTATGATTCTGCATTCGACGAGTGGATCTTCGGCGACTGTCTCGAAAGGAGAACACACTAATCATGACAGTTGTGTACCGTCCTGAGCAGATCCAGGCGGTGCGTCAACTGCAGAACGGCAGAATCTTGGCGGGTGGTGTTGGTTCGGGAAAGACCCTGACCAGCCTGGCGTGGTACCTCACGTCGGTTTGTAACGCCGCCTCGTTCAAGAAAGGGGGGTCCTTGGCTAAGAAGAAGGTCAAGGGCTCCCCTACGCTGTATGTCATCACAACCGCTAAGAAGCGGGACTCCCTTGAGTGGGAGGAAGAAGCTGCGCGTCTCGGTCTGAGTACAGATCCTGCATGTAGTTTCACTGGTTCATCCATTGTGGTGGACTCGTGGAACAACATCGGGAAGTACTCGGATCGAGAACACGCGGTATTCTTTTTCGATGAACAGCGTGCTTCCGGCAGTGGGCGCTGGGTCAAGGAGTTCTTGAAGATTACTCGTAAGAACACCTGGCTTCTGCTCTCAGCCACACCTGGAGATGTCTGGATGGACTACCTCCCGGTATTCATGGCACATGGGTTCTTCAGGACTCGTACAGAGTTCATGGAGGATCACGTTATATTTGACCGCTTCGCAAAATACCCCAAGGTCAAACGATACATAGGGGAGGCGAAGCTGCAGCGACTTCGACGGAGTATCCTTGTGGAGATGCCGGTGGAGCGACATACTACTCGTGAGAGGGAGACTGTCTATTGCGACTACGACCGTGACTTGTACAAGTGGGTCGTGAAGAACAGGATGGATCCCTGGACAGAGGAACCCCTTAGAGATGCAGGTGGGGTCTGCAGAATCTTGAGAAAGGTGGTCAGTGATAATGACTGGCGTTCAGAGCAAGCCAAGCGCATACTCTCAAGCAATGAGAGGGTTATCGTATTCTACAATTACAACTATGAGCTCGATCGAATCCTTGCAGTTGCAGAGAGCCTTGGACTGCCTACGGCGCAATGGAATGGACATCGGCACGATGCTATACCAGCAGAACCTCGATGGGTCTATATCTGTCAGTACACCTCGGCAGCAGAGGGATGGAACTGTACTAGTACCGATACGGTTCTCTTCTGGTCCCTCAACTATTCCTGGCGAGTGACGGAGCAGTGTGAGGGTCGGATCGACCGATTGAACACGCCATATTCTCGGTTGAAGTACTACTTTCTTGAGTCTCATTCCTCGATAGATGAGGCGGTTCGGCGGTCACTTAGCTCGAAGAAGGTGTTCAACGAGAGGGCATTCGTCGGTTAGAATACGTGTGACGGATTACCAAGTGGCCATTTTTTTGGCCATGTGGCCACTTTTTCGTGTTACGGGTGATACTGATGTTACTCGTCACACGTATTGTGGCCAAAAAATGGGCCACCTGGTGGACCCCGTCTTGTGGACTTTTCC